CCCTACCCCGCCTGTCGCCCCACCATGGCCCAATGCAATGCTGCGAAGAAGAAGAAGACTGGACCAGCCCGGATCAGTTGGAAGCAGGGCGTAAAGAAGGCAAGCAAGCGTGCGTGATTACAAACGCGAGTACGGCAAGTTTCACAGCACCCCCGCTGCCCGAAAGGCTCGGTCGATGCGTGTTATGGCCCGCCGTAAGAAGAAACTCAAGGTTGGAGATCCCCGTGAGGTGGATCACAAGACACCACTAAGCAAGGGTGGTGGCAACGGCAAGGACAACCTTCGGGTAGTCTCACGCAAGACCAACCGAACAAAGGGTAAGCGTGCATGAATAAAGCGGACACCAAAGCCGAGTTGCAGGAACTAGGAGTCTGGGACAAGTATTTAGAACTGAGAGAAATACTAAGACAGGAAGGGTTGTCTCCAAAAGATGCAGCAGCGACGGCGTATGAGCAGGTCAGACAAGTACAGCCCGAACCCAAACCCCGCGTTCCTAAAAAACCGGCAACGTGTCCGTATGCTGAATTATCCCTACTTGCCCCGCAAGGTAGTTGCTCAGAACGAGAGGCTGCGTCTTTCGTTTTTGAATACGCCGCAGTTCCCATTTCAAATATCCCGCAAACCGCAGTTCCGAGCAAAGGTGCTGTTGGTCTACTCAAATGGGTCCACTCTTCGCCATCTAATGCTGCGAGTTTCTATTCACAAATCTGGGCGAAGTTGATGCCCACCAAGTCACAACTCGATGCTGAAGCACGCTTTTCCGATGATGGGAATGAGGAACTTGAAATCCTCGCCCGTCTGGAGGCGACTCTTGAGCCAGAAGAAACACAAGTGCAAGTGCCGAGTGTGTCAGAGGGTTCTGCCGGGGACTGAGTTTCCGTGGAATAAGAAGCCAAACGGTAAGACGTACCCCAACCGGATCTGCAAGGAGTGTCAAAGATGGGACAAGATCCAAAGGAAGTTCGGACTAACCAAGGAAATGTGGTGGGATCTTTGGGATCAGCAAGACGGGAAAGATCCAGTGACACTCCAAAATCTGGATGCAAAAACCTGCCATGTGGATCACTGTCACCGGACTGGACAGATTCGTGGCTTGCTGAACGGCTCTACCAACAGAGGCTTGGGATTTCTGGGAGACTGCGCAGAGAACCTGAAGAGGGCGATTGACTACCTTGCCAGACCATCCGTACTCCCATCTTGTCCCAAAGACCATGATTCAGAACCTAGCGTTTCGTCGAGACATCTTGACGAAAGCCAAGGGCAGTCCCAAGACGCAGGCTGAACTGTGGAAGATGTGCAACCGAGACATCTTCTTCTACATCAACACCTTTGGCTACACGCTCGACCCACGGCTTGACCCAGCAGCAAGGCCGTTTGTCTTGTACCCGTTTCAAGAAGAAGCCATCGACGCGATGTGTGATTCCATTGACAATGGGCATGATCTTGCAATGGTCAAGTCGCGGGACATGGGTGCGTCGTGGTTGACCACCACAGTTTTTGCTTGGTATTGGCACTTCAAACCTTTGAAGTCTCTGCTACTTGTCAGCCGTAAAGAAGGTTTGGTAGATTCACCGGGCAACAGTGCCAGTCTTTTCGCCAAGATTGACTTTTTTCTTGAACACTTGCCGGGCTGGTTGGTTCCCAACCTTACTCGCACCAAACTACGGCTAACCAACGATGACAATGGATCAGCAATCACCGGAGAGTCAACCACGGGTGACGTGGCACGGGGTGATCGTAAGACCTGCATCGCGCTTGATGAGTTTGCGAGCGTGGAAAATGGTGGTCAGGTGCTTGCAGCAACCGCAGATGCGTCGAACACCCGATGGTTTATTAGCACCCCGAAGGGTTCCGGAAATGTCTTCTATGACATTGTTCACTCAGGCCGGACAAAAACACTCAAATTTCACTGGACTCAAGATCCACGAAAAAATGTTGGCCTACGACATGGCAGCGATGGTAAGCCTACATCGCCTTGGTATGAGAACGAACTCAAGAGGCGTACGCACCCAGTCGAAGTCGCGCAAGAACTCGACCTCGACTTCGCAGGGTCGGAATATCTCTTCTTCCCGGAAGAAGTGGTTACAAGAGCGGAGGAAAAAGTAAAGCCGCCGTTGCGTCAGGTCGCTTTGGAACACGACCCCGCAGGCCGGTTGACAGGTGTTTCGTCTTACCCAAACGCTCCAGTCTCGCTTTGGGTTGAACTAGATGATTCCAACAAGCCAGCCCAAGACTGTGACTACGTTATCGGTGCAGATATCGCTACCGGCACTGGTAGTAGCAACAGTGTTGCCTCTGTGGTCAGACGCAAGGATGGCGAGAAGGTTGCCGAGTTTGTCACCCCTGATATGAGGCCAGACCAGTTTGCAAGGGCTGTGGTTGCGTTGTGCTATATGTTCAAAGGCAAGTCTGAGGTTGGTGCGCATTTGATCTGGGAGGCCAATGGCCCCGGTCGCATCTTTGGAGATGTGGTCATGGAGTTGGGATACGGAAACATCTACTTCCGTAGGAATGACAAGTCTGTGTCAGCCAAGACCAGCAACATTCCGGGCTGGTACAGCACCAAAGAGGAAAAAATTGCGCTACTTGGCAACTACCGACGCATGCTGTCCAACGGTGACATCACAAACAGAAGCAGGGCAGCACTGAAAGAGTGCCGCGAGTATGTGTTTAGTCAAACTGGGGGGGTTGTGCATAGTCGATCTCGACATGGGACTGACCCGTCTGGAGCAAAGGATAATCACGGCGACAGGGTGATTGCAGACTCTCTGGCGGCTAAATTAACCAACGTGACTCCCGATCCGATGATAAAAGAGGACAAAGGTTCCGTGTACGGTACTTTGGCGTATCGGCAAAAAAGTCGTAAACAAAAGAAGGTTGAAAAAGCAAAATGGTAAAAGTCGGCAACGTAGAAATTTCCCGACTCAAGGCTGCGGTCAGCCACAGCAGAAGGCGGCTTGAGCCTTACCGGGTTCGCCGTCTGGCTGCTCTCCGTGAGTATGTCGGTCGCAACTACTCCGACCAAGGCGCGGCTGATCGTGTGCCGGTCAACTTTATTGAGTTGGCAATCAATATCTATTCAAGACAACTGGCATCTCGCCGACCTGCAATCACCATTGGGACACGCCAGCGAGAACTGCGTATTTTTTCCAAAGAGTTTGAACTTGCGACAAACCACCTGCTCGGTGAAATGAACTTTGAGCAAACTCTGCGACAGGCTACTGTCGATGCGTTGTTTTCGATGGGCATTGTCAAGGTCGGTGTCAGTGAGCCAAGTCAGCCTATCCGTGGGTTCTTGACACGTTCAGGTCAGCCCTATGCAGAGTGTGTTGGTCTGGATGATTGGGTGCATGATATGAATGCACAACACATGACTGAGTGTGCGTTCATGGGCAACCGTTTCCGTTTGCCACTGCACCAAGTAAAAGAGTCAGACCTGTACGAAGACACTGACAAAATCCAAGCAGTACGGAGAAGCAGAAGCAATGAAACGGGCGATCCGAAGTCGTTTAGCCTCGGAAATGAAACGTCTTTCGACAAAGACGAAGCGTATGAGTACGCGGAACTCTGGGAAATGTGGTTGCCGCAAGAAGGGAAGATCCTAACCTTCGCAGCCGATGACACAGGTGCGCCACAGCATTTGATTCGTCAGGTTGAGTACAACGGCCCGATTGAAGGCCCATACCACTTCTTGCAGTTCTCTGATGTGCCGGGCAACACGATGCCCCTTGCTCCTGTTGCAACACTCATTGACATGCACGAACTGTCTAACACGTTGTTCCGCAAACTGGGACGGCAGGCAGAGCGGCAAAAAGACATTGTTGGTTTCCGTGGGTCTGCGGAAGGTGATGCCAAAAACTTGCAAAACGCTGCTGATGGCGAAATGATTCGCCTCGACGATCCTGACGCGATCAAGACATACAAGTTTGGCGGCATCGACCAGCAAACCCTTGGTTTTATGTTGCAAACCAAGTCACTTTTCACCTACTTGGGCGGCAACCTCGACGCTTTGGGTGGCCTTGGTACGCAGTCTGACACGGTGGGTCAAGACAAACTGATCTCCCAATCAGCGTCTAACCGTGTTGCTGACATGCAGAGCCAAGTCATTTCATTTGTGAAGGAAACTGTCACTGCGATTGCCCAACATCTGTTTGAAGACCGTTTTGTGAAAATGGAACTTGAAAAGTCGGTCGGTAAAAACGGCTCGATTAAAGTGCCATTTGTATACGAAGGGTCTAAGGCTGAGGGTGAGTTTGTGAACTTCGTGATCGACGTTCAGCCGCATAGCCTTCAGCAATCGACCCCCGGTATGAAGTTGCAGGCTCTTACTCAAGTTATGGGTCAATTCATTAACCCGCTTATGCCGATGATGCAGCAGCAAGGTCTTGCACTGGATGTGCGTAAACTTATTAGTATGCTCGGCGAATACACCCAGTTGCCTGATCTTGGGCAGATGGTTGTTGATTCCAAGCAGGGCGTACCAATCGGGACTGAAAAAGATGAGGCTGCAAACAAGTCAGTACATAAGAGAACCGAATCAGTACGGGTCAACAAGCCGGGTGGTACAAGGCAGGGGCAGGATGAAATGATGAGCCGCCTGCTGCTCACTGGACGCGGTGTTCAGGACAGCGAGGCCGCTTCGATTATGAGGCCAGCGGAATAATGCCAACGTATTGCTACGAAAAGCCAAACGGCGAAATCATCGAAAAAATTATGACCATCTCCGAGATGGAGGACTTTGACAAGAACCCAGTCCTTGACGGCGAAACCGTCAAGCGTCGGGTAGATGTTGAGATGCGTGGTCACAGTGATGTCAACGACGTATGGCGACAGCCAATCATGTCGGAGGGGGCAGGCTGTCACCCATCACAAATCAATGAAATGAAACAACATGCCGCCAAACATGGGGTCAATACTGACTACACCA